CGCGAAGCGCGGAAGCTCGGCAGGCGGCACGACGCTGACGGTTGCCGGGGCTAATGCCTCGGTAGGTTACAGGAGGGTGGCATAATGGAATGGCTCAAAGATAAAGCGCAGATCGTAACGCGGAACGACGGCTCATTCGTTATTCAGGCTTTGCTTGACGGCAAATATGAACCCTACAACGCGACGCCGGACTACTGCCCGGAACTCTACGCCGAAGTGGTGGCGTTCCTTGAAGCGCCGGAAGCGTAAAAACTAGGCCGCTCGGCCATCGGAGGCATCATGGAAAAGTTAGGCTACGACATAGTGAAAATACTTCTTGTCTCCGTTATCAAGGAGAGACCATGCTGATATACGACAGCCTACTGATCGCCCTCGGCGTGGTCATTCCCGCCGGATTGCTCGCGGGGCCGCGGCTCTACAAATGGCAGAAAGCCAAGCGCGAACAGCGCGCGGCGCTCGAGGCGAAGCGCGACGCGACGCTCGAACGCATCGCTAAGACGCTCGCCGAGGTGCAGGCCGACCAGCGCGAATCCGGCTCCGACGTGCGGTGTCTCTATTCGATCATGTTGGCCCAGCTTGACGCCTCTGAAGTCTCGCTCAAGGCTCTGCACGGTGAACACCTCAACGGCAACGTCGATGAAGCGCTCAAGTCCGTACAGGCCGAGCAGAAAAAGATACGAGACAAGCTGATCGACAAGGTGTGCGACGGCATCGGCGAGGGGGCGGATTAAATGAGCCGCGAAATCAAAGACCTGGCGCCCGGTTTCCGCGAGAAGGTGCAGGCCGCGCTCGACTGTATGCGCGTAGACAAAGAGCTAAAAGCCCTTGGCGTTGCCGACATCCTTATCATCGAGACCCGCCGCGACCTCGTGACCCAGATCGCCTATTATTGCCGAGGCTCAGGCATGGCGCCCGAGAAGGTCCGCGCCGTATGGCAGGCTGTGGGCCTCTGGAAGCTCTCGGACAAGGAAACGCAGACCCCGACGACATGGACGCTCAAATCAAAGCACCTCGATGGCAAGGCCGTTGACCTCTGCCCCTCCAAGGACAGCAAGGCCGCATGGTGGGACGCGCCCGATGCGGCATGGAAGCGAATGGCGACCATCGCGCAGAGCTACGGCCTGGAGTCGGGCTATACTTGGGCACCGCCAAAGCAAGACAAGCCGCACTTTGAGCAGTCGGATAAAGTCGCCGCGACGGTTTCGCCGTGGCAAAGGAGCAATCGATGAGCAAATTCCTTAAATCGCTGATCACGGACAAAGACTTCGATGGAGATGCTACGAAGATTCTCGGGATCATGCTCATTATCGCCGGAGTTGTCGGCTGGTTCATGGGCAACGATCCGGCTTTCATCGTTGGCTTCGGCGCGGCGCTCGCGGCCTCCGGCAAGTTCTCGGCGCAGGGTTAGCCATGTGTGGGCGAAAATCAAAGGCTGGCTTCTTGCTGTTGCTGGCCTTCTGCTTGCCGCTCTCGGCTTTTTCGCAGGCCGAAAACTTGACCATCACAATTCCGCTGGCGACGTGGCAGGAAATCCGGGCATCGGCGGAAAGCCTGGCGGGGAAAGTGAACCTCTTGGAGAGCTTGCTGAAAAGCATAGACGCGAAGTATCGAGAGCAATTGGAGACGGACAAAGCATTGCAAGCGACGCTCGAAGCGAAGCTCAGCACCTTATCGACTTACTCAATCGCGCAGAAAAAAGAAAATGACGCCCTACGCTTCTGGCTTCCTGTCCTGGGAACCGTCGCCGCCGCGCTGGGCGTCTACGCCGCCCTGAAATAGCCTGCTCTTCCTCTTCCTCACCGTTCCGCGCGGATCGCGGAAAGCCTGCCGGCAACCTCCTCCGGCAGGCTTCTTTTTGCCAATAAAAAAGCCCCGTTGGCTCCGGGGCTTTTTCTTTTGTGCCGTTGGCTCCCGGCCTATTGGCTCCCGCATCACGGCCTGCTCTTGAGGTGCCACGAGTCGCCGGACTGCTCGAGCTGGTAGCCAATGGCTCCCATATGCTCGATGATGCGCGAGGCGTGGCGCGGGGAGACGACCAGGATCTCCGCCAGCTCGCCTCGCGTGTACCAGCCGCCTCGCAGGATCCCGACCGCCTCTTCCCACTGGTCGACGGCCATAAAGTATTGGCGGGACATAGTTATTCGGGTTTCTGTGCTGGGGTCTTTCGTGGCCGGCCGCCCTCGGGTTTGCCCTCCGCTTTGCGCTTTGCGTTGCGGGCTGTGGCGGCCACGCTCTTGGCGGGGGATTTGACCTTGCCGCCGAGTTTTCCAAGCGTAGAAGCTGACTCTCTTACCATTGCGCCAACATTGGCGTTTGCTTCTTTTTCCCACCTACCGCGACCGGCTGGTGTCTGCACAAGGTAGGCAATGTCAACTAGCCAGTGAGACATTAGGGGGGTGCAAATCATGCCATTGTCCCGGATCGCATTGTTTATCAGCTTAATACAAGAGCCGAGCTGATCCAGGTTTGCGTCAAAAAATGTTTTATCCACACCAAGGATTTTTTTTACTTCCGCCCTGATTCTTACGTCAATTTCTGACATTTAAGACCTCCTGTCTATTTCTGCCATTTCGATTCCTTTACCAAAGGATGCGGAGCTCTTGTGCCCGATTTTTTTCTCAATTTCCCTTTCACGGGGATAGTATGCTTCGACAAAATTGGTCCCCTCAAGGGTGCTATTGATCCTAAATTCGTACCCCTCTACAAAAGCATCTTTGTAAACTTCGGAATACTTTTCAAATTCAATCGCCCGATCCATTGCCTTGCTCATCTTGTATCTCCTCTCTCACTGTCTAATATTAGTATAAGCGTTTACGGTTTATCTGTCAATAAGTATTTGCAAAAATAATGCGATTCCTGTACGATTTATTTCGAGCAGTACGCTTCCAGAAATGCGGATTAAAGCCCTTTCAAAAAATATCGGTTTTTATTCTTTTGCTATTGACAGTAAACTATATGGGGCTTACACTAAAACCATGATAACCAACAGACAGCAACAGGCGCTTGACTGGATCAAGCAGCAGAACCCGCCGCCGACAATGCGTGAACTGGGGAACTATCTAGGCGTGTCTCGGCAGCGGGCAAGCGCAATCGTGCATTACCTTGCGGACAACGGGTATTTGAAAATCACGAAATACCATCCAAGAGGGATAATTAAAAAATGACAATAAAAATATGCGGATACGAGAAGGGCGACAAGGAACGCCGGCAGGAGTTCGACACGACCGGGCGGCGGGAATTGAAGCGGGCGCGGGCCGCGAATAAGGCCGAGGCCACGGCATGACCCCCGAGGGCGCAGTTGTCCGGGCTTGCCTCGACTTCCTCGAGATCAAGCAGATCGTCGCGTGGCGGAACAATACCACGGGCGTCTACGATCCGGCGACGAAGCGGATGCGCAAAAACTCGGGCCGCAACGGCGTAGCCGACATCCTCGGCTGCCTCCCCGGCGGGCGCTTCCTTGCCATCGAGTGCAAGGCGGGGCGCGGGAAGCTGTCGGCGGATCAGGTTGAATTTCAGCGCGACATCATCCGCCAAGGCGGACTCCATATCGTGGCGTATCGCGTAGAGGACGTGATTGAAGTGCTCAAGGAGGAGGGGATATGAGCGATTTGTCGAAACTTGGTTCGCCCTTGCAGACTATCCGGGCGCATTGCCTTGACTGTTCGCAGACGGCGCATGAGGTGGAACTTTGCCCTGGTGAGGGCACTTGCTTGCTTTGGCCGTACCGATTCGGGCATGACCCGCGCAGGGAGAAGCGCGTTCTCACGGACGAACAGCGTCAAATTACCCGCGAAAGGTTTACGCGTGGGAAAACGCCTGTAATTAAAGGCGAAGAAGGCGACAAATGCCAGTAATGCCGAAAGACTACACGGATGCCATTGACGCGCTGATCGCCGACAAGCAGAAAGACCTTGCCTTTATGCGCAACCACGACGAGGGCGGTATCTGCGCTCGCTACGAGTGGGAGATCATGGGCATGGTCGAAGCGAAAGCGGCCATCGTGAAAACGTGGCGCGGGAAGCAGGAATTTACGGGCGATGACTCGCTGACTCTTGGCAACCGCATGGCTGACGCGATACTGGGGGCGATCCGATGAGCGGCTGGATAAGCACAGCGCCGATGCTGCCGGATCACGACCTTGACCCGCCCGACTACGGCGATTACGAGAAGGACGAGGACTACCTGGACAACGTAGCGGCGGGCTACTCGAACGCCGACGCTGCGATGGACGAGGCGATAGATGAAATGGACGGGCAGGTTTTAGCACATGACGATCTCGAGTTCGGAACACCGGACGACGATATCGAAAACCCGCATACTGATAAGTGCGGGAATCAAGACAGGGAATAGGGGGAGATATGGAATCGATGTATGACATTGCGGCGCGGTATTTGGAGATTATGGAGATTGAGGGCGACGACCCGGACACCGTAGCGGCACGGCAAGCGGCGATGGATGAAATAGGCGAAGCCTTCGAGGGCAAGGCTGAAAACATCATCCGGTTTATCAGGAACCTCGAGGGGCAGGCCGACGCGATCAAGGCTGAAGAGAAGCACCTTGCAGCCCGTAGAAACGCACTGGAGAACAAGGGCGCATGGCTGCGGACGTATCTATCAGACACCATGAACCGGCTGAATCTCGATTCGGTCCATGCGGGGATATTCGAGGCTAAATTCAAGCTGAACCCGCCCGCCGTCAAGATCATCGACCAGGCCGCAATTCCTGCCAAGTATTTCATAGTTCAGGAACCGCAGCTTTCCAAATCGGCAATCAAGGACGATCTCAAGGCTGGGATCGCGGTACCGGGCGCGGAGCTCTCACAGGGCAAATCCCTGTCGATAAGGTAGGGAATATGGAAAACGATATCACACTTAGACAGGAAACAGCTCCGGCTGAAATGTCGGTCAAGGATGTGGAGAGACAGATCGGGAAGATCCAGGAACTTATGGCGGCCGTCATGAAAAAGGATGAGCATTACGGCGTCATCCCTGGGACCGGAAAGAAGCCATCGCTCTTGAAGCCAGGCGCGGAGAAGATCAATTTCATTTTCCGATTGGAACCTGAATACAAGATCGAGCGCCACGAGCTCCCCGAAGGGCACAGGGAATTTGAGATTACCTGCGTGTTACGCAAGATCGGCACCGGTGAGAAAGTGGGCGAGGGCGTCGGCTCCTGCTCCACGATGGAATCAAAGTACCGATACCGGAACGTGGCCGACTACGAAATCCTCGATACGCCAATTCCTAAGGACTCGAAGGAACGCAAAGCGGAATACCGAAAGCAGGGATTCGGAATGAAACAGGTTGACGGCGCGTGGTACTGGGTGAAATACACATCGACCGCAAAATCAGACAATCCCGACATTGCGGACGTTTATAACACTGTGCTCAAGATGGCAAAGAAGCGCGCTTACGTTGACGCTACGCTCACCGCAACCGCCGCCAGCGACTTCTTCACCCAGGACGTGGAAGACTTCGCGCAGGATCGACAGGACGAAGCAATCACTAAGAAGCCAGAACCTCGCCATGAGGCAGGAACCCGCATTCCCGACGATACAACGAAGCCCGCCGAAGGGCAGACAACCGTCATCGAGCCGAATGAAGAGGATCTACTCAAGGCCGAGGGCGCGGCAATAGTAGCCGACAAACTCCTTTCGAAAGAGCGCCAGACCCAGCTCTGGAACGAATCAGGCAAGAATCTCAAGGCATACGTCGAATCGCTCAGGAAAGAACCGGCGATCATGTTCTAAAAAGGGAGGAATTGAGATGGAAGAATCAAGGGAATTGGTGGTACTTGTAGAGCAGAGCGGCATGGAGAAGACGAAGGCACAGACGGTACTTGACGCCTTCACCGGATTTTTCAAGGAGGCGTCGGAGTGGGAGGCTAAGACGAAAAGCCTTGTGATAACCGATGTTTCGCAGGTTGCCGAAATGAAGATAGCAAGGATTGGCCGCTTGCAGCTTAAGGAAATCCGCGTCGCCCCCGAGAAGACGAAAAAGAAGCTCAAGGAAAACATCCTTGTCGAAGGGCGATTCATTGACTCCGTTTATAACCTTATCGCCGGCATCACGATGCCGCTGGAAAATGAACTGCTCGAAAAAGAGAAATTCGCCGAGCGGAAGGAACAGGCGCGGAAGGATGCCCTGGCCGCCGAACGTGTCGAAAAGCTCGCGCCGTATGAAATTGACACCTCGTTTTTCAATCTCGCCGAAATGCCCGACGCCGCGTTTGCACAGTTGCTCGAAAATACCCGCGTGGCGCATGAATCCCGGCTCATGGCTGAACGCAAGGCCGAGGATGAGAGGATTGCACGGGAGAAGGCCGAGCAAGAGGAACGCGCACGAATCGCGGCAGAGAACATCCGGCTCAAGGCCGAGGCCGACGCAAGGGAAAAAGCTATCGCGAAGGAACGCGAAGCTCACGAAGCCGCCCTGAAAGCTGAACAGAAAAAGCACGACGAAGAAGAAGCCAAAGCCCGCGCTCTTGCCGAGGCAGAAAAGAAGAAGCAAGAGGAAGCGTTCCGTATTGAGCGCGAGAAGCGCGAGGCTGAACGAGAGGCCGAAAGGAAGAAACAGGCCGCCATTGAAAAGAAAGCCCGTGAAGCCGCCGACGAAGAGCGCCAAAAGCAGGAAGCCGCCCTGGCCGCCGAGCGCGAAGCGGCAGACAAAGCACGGCGCGAACTCCAGGCGAAGATCGACGCGGAAGCCAGGGCGAAGCGCGAACAGGCGGAACGCGAGGAAGCCGAACGCAAAGCGAAAGAAGCGGCCGAAAAGAAGGCAGCTATGGCGGGCGATTTTGAAAAGGTGCTTTCCTATGTGCGGCAGCTCCGAAACGTCCCGTGCCCGACGGTGAAAGACCTTATCGCCTCGGCAATCATCGAGGATATAAAGGACTGCCTGGAACGCGGGGAACTAACCGTAAGAGACAATCTATAACCAGCCCGCCCCGGCGCAAGTCGGGGCAAAGGAGAATGAACATGAAAAATACAGGCGGGCCAGCGTTCCCTGGTGAAGGGCTAAGCGTCCAGAATGGAATGCTAGGAAATAGAAAAACCCCCGGTATGGAACTGCGAGACTACTTCGCGGGGCAGGCTCTTTCATCGGGACTATGCCCAGAAAATGCATACTGTTATGCCGATATGACAGAATGGGCATACAAAGTTGCAGACAATATGCTTATTGAAAGGGACAAGCAATGAAACGCGCCGACGCTATCGCCCTTGCACTGTTCGCCCTGGCCTTGATCGTCATCGGGGCCGCAACGATCATCGACCTGAAAACGCCGCGTGAAGTGCAGATCGGCGACCTGTACCTGATGGACGCAACGCGCGCGCCGTGGGTGCTTGACGTGTACATCAACGGGGTTAAGCATGTGTTAGCGTTCAAGACTCCAGAGGATGCTGACGCCTATGTTCGCGAACTCATGGCGGATCGGCGGTACAGGGTCAGCGCAAAAGGAGAAACCGATGATACATATTAGCTGGTTCGTATTATGGCTTATTATTTCAGCGGCTTTCGTTGCGGAGTTTATCACGGCGGCGATATTCAGGGCAGGCAAGCCATGAGCGACGAGAACATCTGCAAATGCGGCGTAGGCAAAGTTTCTTTCGAGTGCGTAGGTGAGGATTTGTTTATAGCCATGATGGAGTGCGCAAAAGATCACAGCATACGAAGCAAGGGCATTATTGAATACCGATGCGAAAAATGCGGCGAAATAATCACAACCGCTGATAGCGGGATGATGGTAAGGACATATTTATGACCGCCCCGCTTTACGAGCCCGAGCTAGATCTGTTCACTCCCGCGCAAGACACGCTCGAACAAAAATTCACGGCATTCGACCAGAAATGCCCCGAGGTGTACATTGAGTTTTCCGACTGCGTGCTGAAGCACGTCTACGCCAGGGATACGTATGTCTCACCGCGTGATATATTCGGGGAGATTCGCCCGCGCCTTGCCCGCCTGGGGATAGGGCTCAACAACAGCTACTCGAGATTCTATGGCGACCGGTTCAAGGAGCGCCACCCGCAATATGCGAGCCTGTTCCGAGAGCGCAGGAGGCCGGTCAAGGCTATGGCGCTGCATTACAAAAAATAATGCTTGACGGCTCATTGTAGTAGTGGTAGTATTATGCATGGAGGGAAACATGACACCGAAAGAAATAAAAGCGATCCGCGAACGGCTGGGGCTGACTCAGGTGCAGTTTGCGGAGAAGCTGGGCATCAGCGCAAGCATGGTTGAGGCGATGGAGTACGGCAAGAGGCAGGCAACGCCAGGGACCGTGACAAAAATCATGGCTATGAGGGGGAAGCGCAATGAATAGGAAATTGTTTGAAGAAGCGGCTGAGGTGCTAGAAGAATTACGCAAGGCGTATACACAAATTACCGGGCTCCCGGCTGTTAGGGCGAACAATTTACTCCCACGCATCACCGCCGCCCTAGCCGCGCCAGAGCCGGACGCGATGGAGGTTTTGCAGCAAGTGCCGGGGGCGAGTGAGAATGATCTAATTTCAGCGAAGCACCTTGCTGGTTTTATTTTATCGCAAACCAAGCGAACATATCCCGGAGGCACACAAGAAGTTCTTCCGGCATACAACGTTGAAACCGCAACCGAACTCATAGAATCTTGCTTCGCCGCGATCCGATCCGACGAACGTCAGAAGGCGGCAAAGCGGGCGATAGTATACTGCGAATCAAATAGGCTCGTGAAAGGCTGGCAGTCTGACCTTCGCACCGCAATCATGGCTGACACAGAGGAGGCTGACCATGGAAACTGCTAGGGAATTTACGAGGCGAATGGCCGAGGATGGACTGCAAGGGAATTTGTATGGGCTGCTGTGCTCTATCGAAGTCCGTGATGCCACAATCCGGCAGGAGGACGCTGAAAAACTATGTGATAGTTGCGCTCACGGGATAGGCACTAAGATCAATGATTGTTCAGTTTTCCCCAGCAATCGTCCAATTTTCCCCTGCAAACTACGTGCCGCCATCATTAAGGAGGAAAAACCATGAACTACAAACTGACCTCGGAGATGTGGGGGTAAAATGAAAGAGCGACCAATTATTATGACGGGGACAAGTGTAAACAACATCCTCGTGGGCCACAAAACTATGACACGTAGGGTGATAAAGCCACAACCTGACTTTCCTTATTTTGTAAAAAAAGCGATTTACATATTCGACGAAGATGTTGGATGTTATCGCTGGTGGCTATTAGATTCGCTTGATTGCACTATCGATGATTGCTCGTTTCTCCGATGCCCCTACGGTCAACCCGGTGATAGGCTGTATGTCAAAGAAAAATATTTTGTAATTGATCAACCAAAATCAAGCGGCTCTGATATATTGTATGGTATACTAGATGATAGATTGTATGGTATACTATTATCAGAGGTGAAAAATGGAAAATATAAAGTTGTCGAATGGAATATTGCTGAGATCAATTCCTATCTCTCCGAACGAAGATTACATGGCAGGATCGGATGGTCAGATTTACTCACGGACAAAATACAAGGGCTTTGGGCGGAAGGAATACGTGGATTGGTATCCGCTAAAAGGGCACATGACAAACAAGGGATACCGGAGTATTTCGCTATCGCACGAGAACAAGAAAGTAACAAAATCGGTGCACCGGCTTATTTGCATGGCTTTCCACGGATTGCCCCCTTCACCGTCCTCGCAAGTTCGGCACTTGGACAGCAATCGTCAAAACAATTTGCCGGAAAACTTGGCATGGGGATCGCAAATAGACAACTGGGGGGACAGGAAATTGGTTGGGCTGGGGACGGAATGGGAAAAGCACCCGATGGCGAAGCTAACCAATTTCGAGATGCAAGCCTTGAAATGGGCGATAGAAAAGGGACTGGTGAGCCAGAGACATGCGGCGAGAGTTCTTGGAATGTCCCAGGCTGGGATATACGCCGTTGTTCATCGGAAATTATAAAATGCACACCATCAATCTACATGCCTCGATGGGCCTCACGTCTCCTTCTCGAAGTTGTAAGCGTTCGCGTTGAGCGCGTACAAGATATAAGCGCAGAGGATGCAAAAGCAGAAGGGATGTTTGAGCCATACGTAGCGTCAGAAACAGGATATAAAACGGAAATGGTTGTACAGTTTCAGGACTTGTGGAACTCCATCAACGCCAAGCGCGGCTATGGCTGGGATAGTAACCCCTACGTTTGGTGTATCGAGTTTAAAAGGTTGTATCTATGATGTATATGTGTTATACTCCCCATATCCACACTAAAAAGGAATGGGTATGCAAAAGAAAGAACCACGATACGAAAACGGGGAGACTTATTGGAAGTGCTCAACTTGCCACCAATGGCGGGTATCGAGAGACTATTACAAAGATTCCCGAACACCCAACAAACTTAAAAGCCAATGTAGACCCTGCCATGTTAAAACGACTATCAAAACCCGCAACCAAGAAAACGCGCGGCGTATCAACAGAGAATATATGCGGCGGGCTAGACAGTCTCAACCCGAAAAATACCGCGAACGAGAACGCGTCGCCTCTACAATCCGCCCCAAAAATGAACGGACATTGGCGCGAGAATTGCTTAATGCCGCAGTGCGTTCTGGGAAGGTTATTAAGCCGACCAACTGCTCGAAGTGCGGCAAACTTCGCAAGGTCACTGGTCATCACCCAGATTACTCTAAACCGCTCGAAGTTATCTGGCTATGTTACGAATGCCACGCCAGTAAATAACCTGCCGTGGGTATGGGTTGTCGAATTCAAGCGGATAAAAGTCACTCAATAAGACAAAGAATCTTTGAAAAATGAGGCAAAATAAATGGGAATTAAGTCGCTTTGGCTTCGACTTTATACAGAAACCTTAAGCGATCCAAAAGTACAAAGGCTTCCGGATAAGGTCTTTAAGGCATGGGTAAATCTTTTATGCGTTGCCAAAATAAACGATCAAGACGGACGATTACCTGATTCTATTTCTGACATTGCCTTTATGATTCATGTCTCTAAAGCAAAAGCGCAATTATATATGCAAGTTCTTACCGACGCAGGACTTATTGAAGATAATTGTATGCACGAATGGAGAAACCGGCAGTATGAATCAGATCAAGACCCTACCGCATTAGATCGAAAACGTAAACAGAGGGAACGTGATAAGTCACAAAATGTCACGCAAATGTCACGCGTGACGTCACGGTCAAAGTCACAAAATGTCACGCGTACAGATACAGAGTCAGAGACAGATACAGAGAGTATTAAGAAAGAAAGAGTCCCACCCGATGAAGCTATCAATCTTGCTTGCCTACTTTTTACCCTTCATCGAGACCAGATCGACGCAAAGTACAGCGTAGGGGAAAATAATATAGCGGTATGGGCTGCCGACATCGAAAGGCTGCATCGCATCGATGGCCGGGAATGGGACGAAATCGAAAAGGCTATCCGGTGGATCAAGGCCCCTGGCTGCTTCTGGGCTCCTAACATAATGAGCGGGTCGAAGCTGAGGGAGAAATTCCCGGCGATCGTTGCGCAGATGCAGCGGCCTAATGGGGCGGACAAGGCGTTGAAGGTGAACCAGCGCACGGCTATTCTTGACATGAGCGAGGCGTAAAATGGAACATTGTGAAATAGACAATATCGACTATGAGGGAATATACCATGATGCTTTTGGTAAAAAGATGCTAATTGGAGGATGCCCAGAGTGTGAAAAACGCGGAAACGCAAGGCGTGATGAAGAAGAAAAAGAGCATAAAAGATACCAAATAGAAAGCCTATTACTTTCTGGAAGGGTTGAGCCTGCATATTTCAACACTACTTTTGACACGTTTTTAGCTCCTACGGATGAACTAAAGCACAATCTAGAAACCGTCAAGCGCCTTGTATCCGGCGAAATTCAGCAAATTGTTATGACGGGGCGAAACGGGACAGGGAAAACGCATCTCGCCATATCGGCGCTTCGTGAACTCGGCGGAAAGATTTACACAATGTACGAAATAGCGACAAGGATACGCGCAAGCTATTTATACAACGCAGGAGAAACAGAATTAAAAATAGTTGACGAACTTGCCCATACAAACCTGCTTATTATCGACGAACTGGGCCGGACGAAGGGCAGCGACGCGGAGACGAACTGGCTATCCTACATTATCGACAAGCGCCATGTTCGCAATTTGCCGACTATCTTGATAAGCAATAAGCACACGCGGAAGGATTGCAAGGCGGGCGGATGTACGGATTGTCTTGAAAACTACATCAGCGAGGACATAATGAGTCGGATATCTGAAAACGGCGTATTACTGCGCTTTACCGGCGAAGACTACCGCAAGAAGGCGAAAGCATGACGCACTATCGCAATAGGGAGGGAGTATGAGCATTAAGCACGCAATTGAAGCACTGGACAGGGTGACGCCGGAGGAATGGGAAACATATATAACCGGCGATATTAAAAACGATATTCCCACAGGGCCATGCCCTGCAGTAGCTCGAAAAGGAATTAAGACACCTGGAAGGCATAGACTTGTTTGCCTTGTGTCTTCAATGGCTGAATTAAACGATTACGATAAACGTAACGTCGTCCTCATCGCCGCCTCTCCCGACATGGCCGCATGGATAAAGAGGGCGCTACCGATACTTAGACTGTCAAAGCATGTTCACATACCAGAAACGCGCCCAGAGTTAATCAATGACCCATGGGATGCAGAACTCGACAAGCTGATAGCGGAGGCTACCGATGAGTGACGAAACGAAAACAACCACATTTCGCCCTGACCTTACGCACAAGGGGATGAGCGCGGAGACTACCGCGGGCGGGAAAATGGAGTGCTTTGTCGGCCTCGATGATGACCTGGTCTTCTTTTTTGTCAGCAAGACAGGGCTAGAGACCCCGCTCCGGCTGTCGAACGCAGGGGCGCTGAACGTATTCGCGGCGCTATCGGTGCTCTACGACGAAGGGCGATTTGCCAAGGCAGAGGCCGCGCTACTCAACGAGGACGGGACGGGGAAGGTGGCAGGATGAACCGTATCGAGCTTTATCATGACCATTTCCAGAATTACAAAGTGTACGGCATCCCCAAGGCGCAGTTAATTATTGCCGATATCCCCTACAACGTGGGCATCAATGCCTATGGCTCTAACCCTTCATGGTATGTCGACGGCGACAACGCAAACGGAGCCAGCGATCTCGCGGGGTCTACTTTCTTCGACACTGACCTTGATTTTCGTATCCCGGAGTTCCTACAATTTTGCAGCCGGATGCTTGTCAAAGAGCCGAAAGAGAAAGGGAAAGCGCCCTGCATGATCGTGTTTTGCTCATTCGAACAACAATTCATCCTGATTGAGGAAGCGAAGAAGCACGGGCTGAACCACTATATCAATCTGGTATTCCGTAAAAACTTCTCCGCCCAGGTGCTCAAGGCGAATATGCGGATTGTCGGAAACTGTGAATATGCCATCCTTCTCTACCGTGAAAAGCTCCCGAAGTTCAACAACAACGGGAACATGGTTTTCAACTGCTTCGACTGGCCGCGATCGGACGACACGCCGAAGATCCATCCAACTCAGAAAAACCTTCCGTTACTTGAACGGCTTATTGAGATTTTCACGGACGTTGACGATGTGGTTATAGACCCGGTGGCGGGAAGCGGTACGACACTGCTGGCTGCAAAGAACCTGAACCGGAAAGCGTATGGCTTCGAGATCAAGAAAGGGTTTTTCGACGACGCTCAAGAATTGCTGAAGACTTCCGCGCAACCGAATATGTTTTCAGCGAGCGAACCGGGGCGCAGGACACGGCAAAAGGAAATGGCGCTATGAGAATCGAGCATATAGGCGACGCAACGCTCTACTTTGGCGGACTATTGACATACATTGTGCTATAGCGTAACATATAAACATGAACAAACGAAACAGGAAGGGGCCTGAAAACCCGTTATGGAAGGGCGGAAAGAGCCATGATGCGAACGGATACATAACAATTACTCAATTAAATAAGAGAGAACACCGCGACATTATGGAAAAATATCTAGGTAGGAAACTTGGGAAAAACGAAATTGTTCATCATATCAATATGGATAAAACCGATAACCGAATAGAGAATCTTATGGTTGTTACAAGAGCCGAACACAACAGAATACATGGCGGCGGCTCTATATTGAGATGCGCAAAATGCGGGGCAGAGCATTGGTACTCTCCTAATTTAATAGCAAGAATGGATCGACGACAGGGCGAGTATTTATGCAGAAAATGTTCTATGACTGGTAGAGACCATATACGGTATTGCCAAAGGTGTGGAGAAAGTTTCCTGGGTGGTAATACTTCCAGATATTGCGGGAAATGCACTTATAAAAATGTGAGTAGAAAATGAGAGAAGAAATAATTGGAGACGCTCGGCTTATCCTTGGCGACTGCCTTGAAATATTGCCGACGCTCGGCAAGGTGGACGCGGTAGTGACTGATCCGCCGTACAATGTAGGAAAAGATTACGGAACGCATGATGATTCAATGCCTGACGCTGAATATGTATCATGGTGTGGCGACAGGGTTGCCGCCTGCCTTGAAATTGCAGATAACCAGTTCTGGGTAGCTCCACGATATAAAATGCTTCTTTGGCTTTCATTGCTTCCTAATGCACACATGATTGTCATTAGGCGCGGCGCGGCTGGGCCGCTTAGGCAGTTTTATAGCGACCAGTACGAAACAGCACTAGCCGTCGGCAAGCCTTCGCGGATGGTTCCAGACCTATGGGATGATATTCGATTAAAGGGCGAGGGCTATTTTTTCAGAGAAGAAACCTACGAACACCCTGGATACACGCCGCTTCCAATTATGCACCGCGCCGTCGATTTGTTTGCCATTGAATCAGTATGTGATCCATTTTGCGGAACAGGTACAACACTTGTCGCGGCCGCAATGCAGGGGAAAAAATCAATTGGCATAGAGATTGAGGAAAAATACTTCGACATCGCCTGCAAGCGCATCGAAATCGCCTACCAGCAGCCGCGCCTATTCGACGAGCCAAGGGCCAAGCCCGTGCCGCAGGAACTAGGGCTTGACAATCTGTGAAACTGGTTTTTCTGCGGGTACGCCCGCAACGGAGGTTTTATGGAAAAGCAGATAATCACTGTTCCAACGGGTCATATAATTTTAAATGAATATTCTGGTGGACCGCTAGAATGTCTTTCGCTTGGGGACTACGGAAAAGCGGTAAACCTAAATCAGCATAAGAAGGTATTGCACGGCCCCCTTCTTCCTCTTTCTGAAAAATGGGTATGCACAATTTCAACACAATATGGCTGTTCAATGGGCTGTAAGTTTTGCGACGTTCCAAAGGTGGGGCCGGGGCGAAACGCAACGCTAGAGGACTTAATAAAAGAAGTCTATGCGGTTCGCGGAATGCACAAAGATATAGAGTTTTGTGATAGGTTTAATATCCACTATGCCCGGATGGGCGAGCCTACATGGAACTGGAACGTCATTGATTCGGCAATAATATTCAAAGAAGATATGCCGACTTTCAATGTGCATCCTGTCGTTTCGACCATGATGCCTGCTTATAACAAGGATTTGGAAAGCTTTATCCGTGCGTGGTGCCATGTAAAAAACGACTACTACGAAGGCGAAGCCGGATTACAGCTATCGATTAATTCAACAGATGAAGAAGAAAGACTTTTAATGTTCAGTAATAATTCCCTAACATTATGGGGCATCTCTGAGGTTATGAAGGCAATGCCCGATCCGGTAGGAAGAAAGTACACGTTAAATTTTGCCATTGCGGGATATGAAATAGATGCAAAAAAACTCGCAAAACTTTTCCCGCCTTCGCGCTTTGTTTGCAAGCTCACGCCCATGCACAAGACGGAATCAGCTTTACAAAACGGAATCAAAACACAAGGCGATTATACCGAATCCTATCCCTATGAAGCCGACGAAGCCAATCTAAAAGCGGCAGGGTTTGAAACACTCGTTTTTATTGCATCAAGCGAAGAAGATTCAAGCGGGATAACGTGCGGGAATGCGTTGCTATCGCGAGCGAAGCCCGTGCCGCAGGAACTAGGGCTTGACAATCCCGGAAAATAGGCGTATGGGTTAAGTAGGAGCGATAATGGCGACTGACCAGGATACTCCACTTGGCCGAAAGACTAAGTACAATCAATCTCTAAACGATCAAGCATATAAATATTGTCTCCTTGGCGCTACCGATGAGGAATTAGCCGCATACCTTGGCATAGCTGTGTCTACGCTCAACAATTGGAAAAACCAGTATCCGGAGTTTTTGGAGTCAATAAAAAAAGGGAAGAAGCCAGCCGATGCGATGGTCGCTCATGCAATATTTGATAGGGCAATGGGTTCTAGGTGGATCGAACAGGCCGCTTTCAAGGTCAAGGAAACTATCTATGGCGACAATGGCAAGAAACTATCTGAAATAGAACGGATAGAGATTGTAGACCTTGAGAAGGCCGCGCCTCCAGATACGACCGCCTGTATCTTCATCCTGAAAAACAGGGACAAGGAACATTGGAAAGATAAGCAGGAAGTCGATAATCATATCATTACTGATATGCCGTTTACCCTCATTCTTGGCGGCCCGAAGCCAGAGGCGACGCCGTGACGCTTTACCTCCAGGACAAGCAGGCCGAAGCCATGCGCTCTCGGGCGACAGAGTTGCTTTATGGTGGCGCGGCAGGCGGGGGGAAAAGCCATCTTGTGCGTGGCGCTGCAATAACGTGGTGTGAACTGATTCCAGGGCTCCAGGTATACATATTTCGTCGCACGTTCCCTGATGTATGGAAAGAGCACATGGAAGGTCCGCAATCGTTCCCGGCTCTTCTCGCTAGTGAAATAATGGCGGGAAGATGTAAAATCAACTATTCTGATAACTGTATTCGGTTTTCTAACGGATCGACTATTTTCCTTTGCCACTGCCAGTACGAGAAAGACATTTATAACTATCAATCAACCGAGATGCACGTCCTTATGGTATGCGAAGCGGGGCAGTGGCCCTTGAATATGTATCTTTATTTGCGCTCTCGCGTCCGCATGGTGGGTATAACGATTCCTACCCAATGGCCCGAGCTTTTTGACGCTTCATGCTTCCCGCGCTCTTTGCTCACGGGAAACCCTGGAGGAATAGGGCATAACTGGCTAAAGTCAGGGTTTGTTGACGCTCCGCGAGGCTTGCGCAAGATGACCCCGAAAGACGGCGGCATGATACGAGATTACATACCAGCCCGGCTCGAAGATAATAAAATCCTCATGGACGGCGATCCGGCGTATGAAGATAAACTGCAAGGAATGGGAAATGCGGCTCTTGTGCGGGCTCTTCGACTTGGTGACTGGGATATCGTAGCCGGTGGCGCGGTGGATGATGTGTGGGACAGGGACCGGCACGTAGTAAAACCGTTCCGTATTCCCTCCTCATGGGGCGTTGACCGATCTTTTGACTGGGGCAGTTCGAAGCCCTTCTCGGTGGGCTGGTGGGCTGAAAGCGACGGGACGGAGGCTACTCTACCTGATGGAAAAAAGAAGGCATGGCCGCGCGGGACGCTGTTCCGTATTGCCGAATGGTACGGATGGAATGGGACGCCGAACGAAGGGCTTAAGCTATCTGATAAGCTAATAGGCAAAGGAATCTATGATCGAGAGGCGTCGATCAAGCAGGCATTCGGGATAATGGCTATAATGCCAGGGCCAGCCGATTCTATGATTTTCGACGATGATCCTAACCGTGACTCTCCGGCGATTAGCATAAACGAAGGCTACTGGGGCAATGTAGAGTCAAAAAGAAATAATATTTTCGTACGCGCCGACAAGTCTCCCGGAAGTAGAGAGCGCCGATTGTCGGCACTGCGTACTCGCCTGGCCGCTTCTCTTGTCGAACACATGGAGTCAGCGGGGCTTTTCGTGTTCGATTCTTGCTCTGATGGGTTCATTCGCACGATTCCGGTATTGCCAAGAGATGCCAAAAAGGTAGATGATGTGGATACAGAGGCCGAGGATCATTGCTATGATGATGTTGGCTATAGACTTACAGCCGTGAATAAACATTCCGTCCGGGTCCGCCTGGGGGCCGCATGAAAATAGACGACCTGCATCCCGATTATAATCACCGTATCGCCCAGTGGACCCGTTGCCGCGCAGCCTTCGATGGCGGGGACGCGATCAAAGAGGGCGGGGAATTGTATCTTCCGCGCCTTCCCGGGCAGAGCGACACCGAATACGCCGCCTACAAGATGCGGGCGATCTGGTACGACGCGTGTCATGCGACGCTCGACCTGTATACCGGCATGGTGTTCTCGAAGGCCGTGCAGTATACCGGGATCGATCCTGCAGATCCGCTTGTAACCGATGCGGACATGGCGGGCAAACCCTTCTCCGAAGTCATGGAATCGGCGCTTGACGACGTTATAAAGTTCGGGCGCTATGGCGTACTCGTGGACTTCTCGGGCCAGGTGCCGCCGGGAACCTCGAAGAAAAACGCGGCGAAACTCGAAGCGCGGCCCTACTGTGCGGCGTATTCCTGCTTCGATATCCGCAACTGGCATTCTTCACGGATCAACGGCCACATGATGCTCGACAGCCTCATACTTTCCGAGGGTGACAAGAAGCGACGCTGGCTTATCCTGGGTGACTCCGGCTTCCATGCCCAGGTATGGATTGAGACCGAGGCGAGCGATGCGACCGGCAAGAAAATCTGGACGATGGAGAGCGATATTCAGCCGCTATTCAACGGCAAGCCTATGAAGTTCATCCCGTTCTTTTTCTTCGATGCCGAGTATGGATTTTGCAAGTGCGCAACGCCTCCCCTCCTTGGGCTTGTGGACATCAACCTTTCGCACTATCGGACAATGGCTGACCTTGAGCATGGCCGGTTCTTTTGTGGACTCCCAACGCCGATCTTCTCGGGCTTCAACTTCAAAGAGGGCGAAAAGATATCGCTCGGTTCAATGTCAGGAATATCCGGCCCTGCAGATGCGAAGGCTTCCTACCTTGAGTTTACGGGAACCGGCCTTGCCGCGCTTGAGAAAGCAGCCGCACAGAAAGAGGACTGGCTTTCGCACTTGGGCGGCGGGCTCTTGAATCCCGGAACTACCGGGGCTGAGGCTGCCGAGACCATGAAGATACGCCGATCCGGGGCGAATGCTACCCTTGCATCCATTGCTTCCGCCGTGTCGATGGTCGGGACGAAGGTGCTTTCCCTTATGTCGCAATGGGCGGGCGGCGGCGAAGTATCGGTGCAACTCAATACCGAATTCCTCCCAGCATCCGTTTCCCCGCAGGAAATAGACTCTCTGCTCAAGGCCGTGCAATCGGGAGATTTCCGCAGGCTGGACTTCATTAAGCGCCTTCAGGTAGCGGGCATCATCGGGCAGGGCGAGGACGCGGAACGCATCAATACCGAGCTTGGGCCAGTGGATCAGGGGACGCTGAACCCGATAGGCGGTTTCAATGCCTAACCCTAACGATATCCTCACCGACGAGATCATCCGCCATGCCGTCTACCTCGGGCGGTATACGCGGCAAGAGATCGCGGAGATGATGAAGATACTCGAAGGCGCTAACGAAGGGCTTATCCTCGAAGTCATGCGCGGCACGGATCGGGTGGATCAGGCGCGGTTGCTTGCCAAGATAGAATCCCTGTATAGCCCCGCCATGGCCGCTGTAGCGACGAAGCTGACCGCAGACATGAAAGAGCTGGCAACCTACGAGCTGGAACGCGCCACGGCCCTTGCTGACAAGATCGGCATATCGTTCAATATGCCTGCGCCGACGAAAGTTTTCGAAACCATCATGGCGACGCCCGCCGATGCGGGTACTCCAATGGAAGTCATGTTCCGCCGCTTCGATCAGAATACGCGGGACAGGATCGCGGCAGTTGTCCGGCAAAACATTGTTGAAGGCAAAGGCCCTGCCGCTATGGTCAAGGCTCTCCGTGGTGAAGTGGTGAAGCCCGCACGCTGGATCATGCAGGATGGGAAGCGCGTGCTTCGCCCCGGCATCTATAAGGGCGGCGTGTACGAGACAACCACAAGGGGCGCAGAAGCCCTGGCCCAAACGGTAGTAATACATACGTATAATGAAGCAAATAATGAAGTCTATAAAGAGAACGCCGATCTACTCTCGGGCGTGAAATGGATAGCAACTCTTGATTTTAATACCTGTGAGGATTGCGCGGCGCTCGATGGGCAGGAATGGGGCGTAAATGAAGAACATCCAGTTCCTCCCTATCACCCGCGCTGTCATTGCGCAATTTCTCCGGTTGTGGCGGGATATGCTGACGACACATCTCCACGCTATCAGGACTGGCTTGCAAAGCAGTCCGAGGAACGGCAAAACGATATCCTTGGAGTAGGCAGGGCTGATATATTCCGCTCCGGCGAAAAGCTGTCTGACATGAGCGACGGCGGACGGATGCTTACGCTTTCGGAACTGAAAGAAAAAGATGGAGTAGTTGCAAATCCTGTGGATAATGGTTTCTCTGATTTTATGAGTAGCATGGGTTTAGTTGAGGAACCTTTATCAGCGCCACCAGTTAGCACTTTCCTTGAAAACGAACAAGAGGCTTATAATAAAACGATGGCCGATAAATATTCTGAAATAGGAAAAGAGAAAAATACCGGACGTGGAAAAGCGATAGGCTCATACTCAACAGGAGGATCAAAATTTATAAGCAACTATTGCGCAAATCCGAACGATGAAAGTTTCTCACTTGGTGATAAAACTTATTTGAAAAACCAAGTTAAGAAAATAGACTCCTATGTTGCTGATTATAGTTTGCGACAAGATACGCCTCTTTATAGGGGGATGAGATTGCCGGATCAGGTTGATTCCTTGGGTATTGGTGATGAAATAAAAAGCCCATCGTTCCAGTCTTTCTCATCGTCTCAAGAAAAAGCAAAAGAATTTGCAACAAAGAGTGAATCAGGGCAGGTTCTAATGAGGCTGGTAGGGAGGGAAGGAGATGCATTTGCTCCCGTTGGAAGTCTTGGCGGATTCGGAAACGAATGTGAATACATCGCTAAAAGAGGGCAATCTTACCGAATCACTGGAAAATCAAAAGACGGCGCCATCACTGTTTTTGATGTAGAGGTTAAAAAATGAAAAATGAAAGATTCGTTGATATGACCGGATGCATTATTACTCACAATAAAAGCAAAACAATAGAAACAGTTGAACCAAAATCTGTTCAAGAAACGCCAAGAGGAGGCCAACTCATGACCCTGGCCGAACTGAAAGCGAAAGACGCAGCATGAGCGCGCGGACGACAAAGGGCGTCGGCCATTTTGGAGGGAATATGCACTATCGAAACGGACGCGAAGCAAAGAACGGCGACAAGATTGTAATGGTCAACAACGGGACTGTCGTGGCTTTCGGAGTCCTGCACAGCGCGGTAGCTGGAAACGATTATTGCAACGGCGAGATTGCGGTCATGCATCAAGCCGAAATGGCCTGTCTATGCGACTGCCTGCACGTAGACGACCTCGCCGCAATCTTGGCCGAAAAAGGACTCGATAAAAGGCCGGCGGGTAAATAAGATGAATAAGTGTCATATCTGCAATCAGGACGCTTTTTTTACTTGCCGACAGTGCGGGAAGCCGGTATGTAACCAGCATCACAGTTTCGACAACGGCAAATGCGCGGAGTGCAACGGAACATGGAAGAAGCCAGAAAAGCCCGCCGCTATTCCGCAGGCCGAATTTCCGCAACTGAATACGATCACGAAACGCCAGAAGGCGAGAAGGTGAATATCACTACCTGGCAGAAGCCGGGCAATCACAAGGGCCAGAAGGCCGGGGGCGATCTATGGGACTGAAGGAAAGTATCAGGGAACTGATACCGGAAGACAAGCGAAAGGACGCGGACGCGCTCCTTGAAAAGCTCGATGAGACGATGGCGGGCTATGACACCGATATCCGGGAGCTGAAGAAACAGCTTCGCGGAAAAGAAGGCGTCAAGCCGGAAGACCTCGCCAACACCGAGAAGGAGCTGGAAGCCGAAAGAGCGGCCCGCCAGACGGCGGAAACCTCGCTCAAGAAGATCACGAAGGACTACGAAACTGAGAAGGCGGCGCGTGGCGAGCTGGAAGGCTCGGTCAATCGCTCGACCGCTGATGCGGAAGTCCGGCGCGAACTGTCGGCGCTTAAGTTGTCCGGGGGCAAGCTCGAAGAACTTGTTGAAGGCTACGTCCCGAGAGTCACCGTGAAGCTCGAAGATAAAAAGCGCGTGGCGTACATAGGCGACAAGCCCGTCAAGGACTATTTCGCTGAATGGGCGGGTACACGCGGGAAAGAGTTCATCGACGCCCCGGTCAATCAAGGATCGGGCGCGGCTGGCGGTACAGGACACGCCGCCGGAGCAACAACCATGACGCGAGCCGCGTTCAATGTTTTGGACGCCGCAGCGCAGTCCGCTCATGTGAAAGCGGGCGGAAAACTTACTGATTAGGAGTACAGAATGAGTGCGAACACCCTTACCAATCTGATACCCGATATCATCGAATCGATGGATATCGTATGCCGCGAGATGGTCGGATTTATCCCGGCAGTCATGCGGGATTCCAGCGCTGAACGCGCAGCCGTCGGGCAGACTATCCGCTGGCCTGTAACCACGAAAAAAACGCCGACCCCGATCACACCATCCTACATCGGCCCCGACGCTTCCGGCGAAGATGTGTCCGGCGGGCCTACTTTGTCGATCACAAAATCCTATTCCGTCCCGTTCGCCTGGAATGGCGAGGAAACCAAGGGCGCAATGAACGCCGGGTTCTACGCGAAACTGTTCCAGCAGCAGGTCCAGCAGGCCATGCGAGGCATCATTAACATGGTCGAGGCCGACCTTGCAAGCCTGTATATTTATGCGTCCAGGGCCTGCAAAACCACGGGCCTCAAGCTGTTTGACGACACCGATGGCACCGAATCCCTCGCTTTGCTTCTCCAGATTCTCAAGGATAACGGCTCGGCGGGCGATCTCCAGCTTGTGCTCGGCAGTTCCGCAGCGGCCAGGATGCGCAGCGCCCGGAACCTGTTCAAGGTCAACGAGGCGGGCAGTGACGCTCTGCTTCGCCGTGGCGAACTCGGCAGCCTTCTCGGATTCGGCGTCCATGAATCGGCCGGAATCGTCAAGCACACGAACGGAACCTATGCAAACGCCGTCGTTACCGACAATGCTCTTGACGGGACCGCGCTTACTACGACCGGATGCACTGCCGCCGTCATCCTCGCGGGCGACCTCCTGAAAATCGCGAATGATAGCGAGAATGTTTACGTGTCTCGGAATGTCGGAACCGGCGCGGGAACCCTGCTCACCATCAACAAGCCCGGAGCGAAAGTGGCGCGTGTCGGTCAGACCGATGCGATCACCCCGCTTATCGCGACCTCCTACATTCCGAACATGGCATTTAGCCGCGAGGCGATCGCCCTTGTGACCCGCGTTCCGGCCCAGCCCGAAGGTGGAGACGGCGCGACCGATGTCTATGTCGTGACCGATCCTCTTTCCGGACTCGCAATGGAAATCAGGAAATACGGACAGTACCACCAGAATTCCTGGGAAGTCGGAATGTCGTGGGGCTACACCGCAGTGAAGAGCGAGATGATCGCCCTTCTCGCGCAGTAAGGAGCAGGACATGGCAAAAACCAAAACTGACGGATTCGGCAATTACGCCGCGTCCGTTGAAGATCGCGACCTGATTCTCGGCAGCCTCCCGCCCATTCGCGGGACGTGGTTCTTTGTCGACCCTACCTCCGGGCTGGCCGCCAATGACGGCCTGTCGCCTGGAAGCGCGAAAGCGGGACTGAAAGAAGCCTATGATCTCTGCACCTCGGGCGCAGGGGATGGCGTTGTCCTGTTCAGCGCGGGAACCGATGCGGCCTATAGCACATCCTTCCTTTCTGCCGCCCTCGCATGGTCGAAACACGGCATCACAGTCATCGGAATAGCCTCAGGGAACAGAATGTTCCAGCGGGCAAGAGTAGCCAATACCGCAAGCGTGCTTACCCTCGCATCCCTCCTCACGGTGAGCGGAAACAACAACCGCTTCGAGAACCTTATGTTCGTCAACGAGGGAACGAACGCCGCCGCCGTCGGATGCGTGATAGTCTCCGGCGCTCGCAACTATTTCAAAAACGTCAACTTCGTGGGCGCTATCGGATCGGCTTCTGTCGCGACGAAATACGCGCTCAAACTGGCCGCCGCCGAAGAGAACTACTTCGAGGATTGCGTCATCGGGGCCGACACCTTCTCCCACGGGAACCACGCCGACTGCGACCTCTGGCTCTACGGGGCCGTCGCACGCAACCGCTTCAAGAACTGCGAGTTCCTGTCCTACGTTTCCGCTGGAACCGCTCACGCCGCTGTCGATCTCGACACGACCACGGGTGGACGCGGAACCGTCTTTGAGAACTGCATCTTTAATTCCATCACCTCCGTCACGACCCCCGCCGCCGTGTTCATCCAGACCGGGGCGAATGACAAGGTTCTGGTCAAAGGTGGCGCGGCCGTGAACTTCGCCGCGTGGGGCTTGGCTGGCGTGGTTTATACCGACATGCCGGAGACGAAGGCGCTTGCCGCCGGCGGTATCGCTACCACGGCGTAGGGGGACGATATGAGCCTGATTGTTGAGGATGGCACCGGACTTGCAAACGCGCAGAGCTATGCGAGCGCGGCTGACGCCACGACCTACCACACCGCGCACGGCAACGCCGCCTGGATCGGAGCTACGGCCGACATGGAATCGGCGCTGGTTCGGGCGACGGCGTGGCTGGACGATGCGTTCTACCATCGCTGGCCGACCTGCAAAATGCTCAGCACCCAGGCTCTTGAGTTCCCCCGCCTCGCCGCCGTTGACGCTGACGGCTACGCGCTCGCCCCGGTCCCTGCCGCGCTCAAGAATGCACTCTGTGAAGCGGCGCTCGTGGAGCTCGTCACACCGGGAAGGCTCGCTACCGACGACAGCGACAACGGAAACATCGTGGCGGAATCCGAGGGCGGAATGTCGCGCACCTACAAGAAGGGCGGCAAGAAGCCCTCCGACTGGCCGGCCATCTACGCGCCACTGCGCCGGATACTTCGTCCCGCCTCTCACCCGGTGGCTCGCGCATGAATCGAATAACATCCCTCGACCTGTACGAGGCCGTGATTACCTACGATACAGAGAACAACCCCGTCAAGACATGGGCGCGAGTCCATGCCGTAACGGACGCGGGGATTCTCGTAACGGACGAAGGCGACCCAGTCTCGGATATGGTCGGGGGGATTGTTGGCAACCTAATGCCGAAGTCGCTTACTACGGCGCAGATCGAACAATACGGGATAAACACTAAAGCGGCCAACGTAAAAGTGTTTTATTTTGACAACGACCCTTTAGTGATTATCGGGACGCGCCTCTATAACGGGACTACGGGTTACGATGTGCGGGCGGTGAACGTATGGCCGAAGCACTCTGAAGCCATTCTGGAGCCGGTATGAGCGACATGGAAGACTTCGCCGCGAGGATCGCCGAACTACAGGCGAAATTCAAAGAGAAGGGCGCGAAGTGCGACACGAACGTAAAGAAGGGGCTTATGAAAGCGGCGCTCGTAGTGCAAGCCTACGCGCAGGAACACATGAGCCCGGAAAGCCCGAGCTCCCCGTATGAAGCGCCCGCCGTGGTAACTGGAACGCTTAAAGCGTCGATTACTTCGCGCGTCGAAGATGGAGAAGATGGCCCCTTTGCAATGGTAGGGACGAACGTTGAGTATGCCGGATTCCTGGATGGCGAAGCAAAGGGCCTTGAGTTCGGAACTAGCAAGATGGCCCCGCGACCATTTATGAACCCGGCGCTGACTATCAATCACGGGAAGATCGTGGAAATCCTAGCGGATTCGGTGAAGGAGGCCCTCGAATGACGATAAAATCATGGCTCGTCGGCAAGCTCACCGCGAACGCCGCGCTCATGGCGCTGATTACCAATTCTACGCACTTGCTCGCCTCTCGCCCGGATACCCTCACCGTATTCCCCTGCCTGATCTATACGGAAGTGAATAATGCAGATAAGGAGTACGAGGACAACCTGGCCACCGCCGCAGAATCGGTATACACCTTCGATATTTACGTATCGGGCGGCAGCACTTCGGCAATCGATGAAGCGTTGCACACAGTGATGGCGGGACTGTTTTACAATCGAGAATTCGATTCGGATGTCCCTGACGCGGACTTGAACGTCAAACACAAGACCAGCAGATATAGGCGCCTCCTTCGCGCTGATGATCTGGTCTAAGGAGTTATTATGAGCGTTGCAACTACCAGGCCGATTATCGGCGCAAAAGATTTTGTCTATGCCTTGCTGAATGCAGGCACGGATATAGCGGGCGGTACGCCGACCTATGGGACGGTGAAATCGCTTCCCGGCCTTCGCAAGGTGTCCGTCAATCCGAACGCCTCACAGTCCACTCTCGAGGGCGACGACAAGATCATGTACATCGCCGAGCAGATCGGTAAGATCGATGTCACCGCCGAGTTTGGGGATGTCGTCGTCGCACAGTTCGCCGAGCTGTACGGCCACGCCTACGCCAATGGCGCGATCACAAAGAACGTCGCGGACGTGTCGCCCATCGTCGCTATCGGCTACAAGGTCACGCGTTCCGGGTCGAACGTCTTCACCTATAAGTGGCTCTACAGCGGGCAGTTCATGAAGATGGAGACCAGCGCTGAGACCAAAGGCGAAAGCCTCAAGTTCCAGACCGTTTCCCTCAAGGGCATTTTCCGGCCCCTCGTCTCCTCCGGCGTGTACGAACTTCGCGCGGATACGGACGATACCGAAGTCGCCGCCGCGTTCCTCGCGGGCTTCTTCTCCACGGTCGTCCTCGCGTCCACCGCTGACCTGGGCGCTCTTACCCTGACCAGCGCCGCTGGTGTGGCCTCGACCAAGACGATCACCGTGACCTTCGGCAAGGCGGGAGGCGGTTCTACCACGATCCGCGCGCCCATCGCAGGGGATCTGTTCATCATCCTGGATTCCGATCATTCCCTGCTCGTCCCGAGCACCTACACGCCGGGCGTATCCTCGACAACCCCAACGCTGGTTATCGTGACCACAGCACTCACCGCCGCCGCGCATACCATCGTGGTAACGGCTAATGTCAAAGATGCAAACGGCGTCGCCTGCGTTGCAAAGTCCATCGCATTCACCCCGAGCGCGTAACATAATAGCCGGGGGCGTATGCTCCCGGCATTTCCTTAGGAGGGAAATAATGAAAAAGGCAATACTGACCATCGAGAATATAGAGCCCGAGCGTGAAGTCGTAACGGTGTTCGGCAAGGATTACCAACTCCTCGACTATGAGGATATGGGAATTGTTCCCTATTCCAAGTTCCTAAAAAAGTACACTGGAATTGGCGAGCAGGCCGCAAAGGCCGCCGATCTTTCCGATGCGGAGTTTGAGCAGTTCGACAATTCTCTGACCGAGATGGTGTGCAAAGTGCTGATCGGGATCACGAAAGAGGAAGCCGCGAAAATCAGGATTGAGCAGAGACAAAAGGTGGTTGCCTGTTTTTTTACAATCGCCACGCGGATACTGATAGCGAAGAACACGGAGGCGAAGAAAGAGAGCCAGCCGACTACGGAGACCTAATACCGCGATTGCAGGAGTTTTACGGCGGTGAGCCTGAGGGATGGTTTAGCCTCCCGATCCGCTACCTGAACGCCTATACCGCGATGTTGCCGAGATTGCGGGCGGAAGAGAGCATTACGCGGGTACAGGAATTGCAGCTTGCATCCGGGGCGATGGACAAAGAGGACGCGGGGCGGACATGGCAAGGGTGGATTGACGCGGTGAATCCTGAAGAAGCGGAAGAGGCCGAACAAGAAACGAAAATGGTCGATGCATGGAACGTATAGGGGTGGGCGATGGAAATTGACGAACTAGCGGTAAAAATTACCGGAGACTCCTCCTCACTCCAGAGCGCCATGAACCAGGCGACCGACAGCATGGGGCGGCTCGGAATAAATACTTCCACGCTGACCGGCCTCCTCGGGGCCGCCGGGCTGACCGCCGCGTTCAAAATGGCCTACGATGCCGCCGACAAGATGATAGCCGCCTACCGCGATGACGAAACCGCACAGCTGAAATACAACGCCGCCCTTGCCGCTTCCGCCGTCATTACCGCGCAAGGGAAAAAAGCCCTTGATGAATATGTGCCAGTTTTTGCCTCCCTCGCAGGGATAGCCGAGGCCGATACGCAGGCGCAAATAGCACGCCTCGCCGCGTATGGCCGCACCGATGAACAGATAAAGACCATGATGGAGACGGCGCTCGGAATGGCGACCGTCCTCGACATGGATGTGAACACGGCGCTTACTCAGCTCAACATGACATTCCAGGGAACGGCGGGGCGGCTCGGCCAGCAGACAGCCGGGATGAAAGACCTCACCGAGGAACAGCTCAAGAATGGCGACGGCCTGCGATTGCTCAACGGCAAGTATGGCGAATTCGCGGGAACGCTGAAAAACTCGACCGATATCTCGATCAAGAATTTTGAGAACGCGTATTCAGATCTTATGTCAACCATGGGCCAGTCGATCGCCGTAACAATCCAGCCCCTGCGCGATGCGATGACCAGCCTGTTCCGCGAAATAATCAAGCAGGCCACCGATACAAACTCTACGCTGACCTCAATCGCGACCGGATTCAATAATTTTGTCAACATTTTCAAACAGGGCTTTCTTTCGCTGATTGGCCGGGGCGACGTATTCAAAGCCATTGACGAGGCTGTAAATCATACAGAGCAAAAGATAAGATCACTTACCACGCTTTACGCGGGGCTTGAAGATCCCATACAGAAAAGAAAGAGGCTTGAACAAGAGGCTGAGGAAGCCGCACGGCAAGAAGCGCAGACAACCGCAAATGCCGCAAAGGCCAATGCTCAGGCCGTAGCCGACGCGCAGATCAAAGGACGAAAGGACGCCGAGGAAGCGTACCGATCAGAGTTGGCCGCTACTGATACCCGAGTCAAGCAGGGTCTTATCACCGAGCAGGAAGCAGCCGACGCGAAGTATGCCGCGAACTTGAAACTGATAAACGATCTTATTGCCCTTGGCTACACCGGGGATGCTGAGTCAAAGCAAATTGGGGACAAGACGCTGGCCGATGCTGTAGCGCGGAACAAGACGCTACTTGATAATACAACCACCGTCAAAGATGCGATACTTGCCGGAAATTATGAAATTTATCTTCAGGAGCAAGATGTAGCCGCATGGGAAAAGAAATATCTTGAAGATAAGAAAAAAACCACCGTCGATCAGGTTTTATATTTGGTTGAATTTGAACGAGTAGAACGGGAACAGGCGTTGCTTGAATATCAGGCATATTTGGACGAGATGACAGACCGCGCCAAGCTCCAAGCCGAAAAGGAAAGAATAGAAAACGAGCAAAAGCTTATTGAGTACCAAGCATACTTAGATACAATGACCGAAAAGGCGACTTATCAGGCTACTCTTGAACAAATTGTATGGGATCAAAAAACTATAGACTATGAACAACATTTGACCGATATGCAGGCGGCTGCTGATTATGCGGCGGAACTTGAACGCATAGATAACGAGCAAAAACTAATAGAATACCAGGCGTATTTAAATGATATGACAACCGCTTCGGCATATCAAGCAGAAGTTGAAAAGATTGCATACGAGCAGAGATCAGTTGAATACCAAGCATATCTGGATGATATGACCGATAAGGCAAAACTAGCCGCTGAAACCGAAAGAATAGAACAAGAACAGAGGCTTATCGAATATCAAGCCTACCTCGATGACATGGAAGTCAAGGCAAAACTAGCAGACGAAAAAGAAAGAATAGAACAAGAACAAAAATTGATAGAGTATCAGGCATACCTGGACGACATGGCTAAAAAAGCCGCGTATCAAACGGTTAAGGAACAAGTCGAATACGATCAGCGAACTATCGATTATCAGGCTTATCTCGATGACATGACCAACATGGCAAATCTGGCAGACGAGAAAGAGCGAATAGCGAATGAACAGAAGTTTGTTGCGTATCAGGCATATCTTGATGAAAGAACCGATCAAGCAAAACTTGAAGAAGAAAAAGCTCGCATTGAAAACGAACAAAAGTTGGTTGAGTACCAAGCATACCTCGACACGATGGCTGATGCTGATAAATATCAAACCGAAAAAGCCAAGGTCGAATATGACCAGCGGACTATTGAATATGCTCAATATTTGTCTGATATGTCGGATAAAGCAACATATCAGGTTGAGATTGAAAAAGTTGCTTCCGAGCAGCGGAGCATAGAGATAGCCGCTAGCTATGAAGAATACCTCGCTGACATGACCGATAAGGCGACGAAAGCCGACATTGCGGCCGCAGAATATGCGAGAGCGGTTGAAGACGCAGATGTCGAATCAAAAAAATCTTCCCTGCAAAGAAAAATAGAAGCAATACAGGCGCAGCTCGACAAAGAATTGCTACTTGTCGGCGACAACGAAAACGCTAAAAAAATATTGATTGATACTGCGGATAAGGCTATCTCTGATGCAACGGAAGCCGATGCTGAAAAGAATTCAAGGGCTCTACAAAGAGCTTATAATAAAACATTTAACATAATCGCCGAAGGAATTTCCTCAATATCCTCGCTTATTTCCGCCCAAACCGATGCTGCCGTCGAAGCCGTAGAAGATCGTCTCGCCGCGTTGAAAGAATCCTACGGATCCACGGCCTCCGAACTGAAAACGATGTACGACGCCCTCGAAAAAATGGGCGCTACCGATGCCGCCGCTACCACTAAAGCGCAAATGGAGAAAGAAAAAGCCGTTGAGGACTATGCGTCCCTGTCGCAAGCCCAGCTCGCCATCCTCTACGCCTCGGCTATCGAGATGAACGACGCAGAGTCTATCGCTGCAATAGAAGCTGCCCGCGCACGGGTGAAGGCTGAGGACGATGCCGCCGCCGATATTAAAGCGATCAAGTACGATGGCGAGATGGCCGCGTGGAATATGAAGCTGCTATCGACCACCGCGAGCGCCGCACAGGCCGCGATGGACGCGTATACCTCGCTGGTCGGTATTCCGGTTGTCGGCCCTGTCCTCGCTCCTATCGCCGCCGGCGCTGCCATAGGATTCGGTCTTATCCAACTAGCCGCTGTCAACGAATCAAAACCGAAGCTTGACACGGGCGGCGTTGTCCGGGCGCGCGAAGGGGCATCCGTAACCGTGGGCGCGGGGACGAGCGAGGTAATGTTCGGCACTTCGGCGCTCGGTGATCCCTTGATGAAGGGATTTATGGACGGAGTGGCAAGCAGGGTTATGGAAAAACTCAATATTCCTATCAACATTCCCCTTACGCTCAATGGTAAAATTGTCGCAGAAGAGGTAATGTATCGAGTAGACAATGGCCTAGTCCGGCGAACAGGAGGGGCGCGACGATGAAAATCCTATTCGATAACCTGCTCCCTCTCGCCAATTTTTCCGCACTCGGCGCATCGGTAAACTACCCGCTCACGAATCTGAGCCATCCCTTCCTTAAAAAGAAGTTCCAGCAGACCGTTGACGGCTCCTCGGGGATGCCGGATGCCTCCGCGCTGACCTTAACCTGGGCCGTAGATCATACCATTGACGCCATTGTGTGCGGATATTCCAATGCTAAGCTGTTCACCCTGAAACTGTACGATTCAGGTAGTACACTTTTATATACAAAGACCTTCACTGATGCCGAAATGGGCGCGACGTTTACCGCCGTCCCCGCTGTCCGCTCGGCAAAACTCCTGCTTGATACCAATATCGGCAGTAACCCGATGACTGTCTACCTGGGCGGCCTTGGAATCGGGCTGGCAACCGCTTGCCCTGACCCGCTATACGATTGGAAGCCGGAATACGTGGACAACTCCTTTGGGGTCGCCTCGCTCGACGGGCAGACGCAGGGGCAGTATATCGACCCGCTCCGGGATTCAGGATTTAAATTTACGACACCCTATAAAACCGTGTTGGACGCGATTCAGGCGGGTGTCAATAATCTCGGCAAATTTGGCAAGGTCTTCGTGATTCCCTTCACGGGCGCGATGGCCTCGGTCAAGCCGATTTACTGCACGATTCCTGACGGCGTGGAATCGGTAGGGCGCGATGGGCTGAACTATACTTTCGGATTGACATTTCTGGAGGCTCGCTAATGGCTATAAATCTAATCACGGCACCGTCCGCTGTTCCTGCCGCCGTCGCAGACTACGAACAGCAAAATGCGCTCATTGCGGCGCTCGCCTTAGCCGCCCAAGGCGCTGCGCGCGTCGTCGGAAGTAACGTACTCAAGGGCGCAGTCTTTCTCGTTGGCGGGGCGCTGTACGTTGCTGCCGCCGATACCGCAATTTCGGGGAGCGCGTCGGATTATGTGAAGTTGACTATCACCGGCACGACGCTCGTTCCTTCGTTCGTTGCCGACCTCACGGGAGTTACATGGTCGAGTACCTGGAATGGGTACTATGACGCTGGCGGAAACTATTACGAGTTCGACGAAAAGAAAGCTCTCGCCGCAGCGCTTGTTGCCGTCGAGCGATTCCATGGATACCAGCCTCACGGACAGGCGACGTTTTTCGCCAATGGAACGCTCATCATACCAATAGGAATATCGACGATTTATATGACGGGATGTGCAAGCGGGGGCGCGGGCGCGGTACAAGCGTCTTCCGGTGGAGGAGGTGGTGGCGGCGGAGAATGGTGCGTTAAAAAAGCCGTTACTGTCGTACCGGGCGAAACGCTAGCTATCACTATTGGCGGAGCGGGTGCAGAAACAAGTATGGCCCGAGGCGCATCTGTCATTTTTAGGCTGTATTATGGTGCGGACGCAAGTACAGTATATGGAGGCGCTGGCGGCACAGGCGGAAATGGAACGGCGGGAGGTGCAGGCGGTGATGCCGGTGACTCAGGGCTTCCCGGATTTCAACCCGGAGGTGCCGGATATAGCCTCGGCGGCGGCGGCGGCGGAAGCTATGGCGGCGGCGGCGGCGGCATGCATGGTCCATCGGGTGTTGCTGGTGGTTATGGCGGCGGCGGCGCTGGAAAAAGCGGTGGAACCGCTGGAGCCGGTGGCCTGGCGTTTTTTTCGATTGAATGGTAGGAGGAAATATGTTTTTCAAAGCGTTGCTTTTGACCGCTGCTCTTGAAGCGGGTTTTTTGTCGGGGGGCCTCTATAACTATACCGATTTGAATCAGGATTGGATTGGTGTCGGGGCGCTCTATACTACGATGGAGGCAAAGGTGCAATCTGGCGCCTTCTATGTCGGCGGGCAAATGGACAGCTATTTCACTCCTCTTTCATGGAACACCTATTCACCCTTCCAAATGACATACGTTTTCAGGGCAGGGCTTGATTTCGGCAGCATCGAAGCGGGCTATGAGCATTCATGTTTCCACCCCATAAACCCACTCGCCACCGCGATCGGATACGAAATAAAGCCAAAATACGAAGGCGGCATAAATAAGTTTTTTGTGAGGATAGAAACGAAATGACCCTCTTTGAGCTGTCCGTTCCAAAAATCGCTGGCGCTTTTGCCAACGTTCAACCATTCGTCTATGCCCTTTATCCGGGCATCTGGGCGACAGGTGACTACTGGACGACAGCTTTTGGCGCTCCCGCTGAATCAGACAGCGAGATTATGTACATTACTTCATTTTCACGCGACGGGATAAATCGCTACTCTGGTGTCACTTCCCTTGCCGACTGCATCGCTACAGAGCAGACATTCTTTTGGGACAACGCCGCACAACGTCTTTACGTGCATCTCGAACACGATCAATACCCCGATGGGCCGGTTTACCAATACGGCAAAGTGATGGGTTTCACAAAAGATCGCGCCGTATACATCGACGATATCTTTTATAGCCCCGTTCTTGAATCCATTCCAAGCCTCGCGCAACAGCAAGACCTTGAGAACTACGATGTCCTCGCTTTTCTATCGGGGAGTGTGAAGCTGCATAATCATCTCGGAGAACTTGATTGGGCGCTTGATACTCCGGCCATCGGCTATGATTGCACGATAGGCAATCTCGCGGAATCATCGGCTATCACGGATGGCGGGGTAGCGATTACAGACGGCGGCGTTGCCCTTACCTCGCGCCCCGCTACGCGCGGGTGCGACTCCTACAGCCGTTCCGAGATTCAAAGCCTTGTCGCGTTGTACGTGGAGAAGCAATCCGCACGGCTCGATAGCCTCACCCTCTCTTTGCAAGATCGACGCAAGAAGCAGAATATCAAGATACCGACAGAAGTCTTTACTGTTGCCGCGTATCCTGATATCGATGACTCAATCATTGACAAACCGATACCTCTCTTATACGGAACCGTTCGATGCGCTCCGGCTATCTGCACGAACGGGAAATTGGAGACAGGCGCGGTGGCCTACCGGGTGGCCGACTCGCTGACCGTTCTCGGCACGGTAGAAGTAAAAATCGCCGATGTGTGGACGGTGAAAACCCCAGCGACGACAACCCTCTCGACCGGGTCTTTTACGCTTTCCGCTTCTGATGGCCGCAACTCCTCGGGCAATTCCTACGAGTGCCGCGTCAACGCGCCGACCGGTGTCGCCGTAACCTATGCCTCCGATATTATCAAGGCGCTTAACCTCCGCTATCTTGGGATCCAGTACACTGACTCTGAATACGATAAAACAGAATGGGAAGCATCAGAGGCGTTGCTCTCGTCTGTCGGTATTCTTATCGACAAGCAAGTAGAGCTTTTTGAAGTTATCAGGCAGATTCAAGCCGGCGCCAATATCGGATTCCGCTATGAATACAATTCACACGGGCAGAGGACAATAAGAATTGATGACTGGACAGCCGCATCGACCTTCAGGATCGCGGTTGAGGATATTATCAATATCGCAGATATGGAGATTTCGACCGATCCTGCGCTCCTCGCCGCAACGATCAAGCTCAACTACGCCAAGGACTACACCGGGGATACCGACGATCAAACTATTATCGACACAAGCCAAGCGGAATATGTGCGGCAGAATCACGCGCAAGAGCCGCAGCTCGAATTTGACAGCCTCCTGCAGACTCCGGCCCTCGCCGCTGCCGCCGCGCTTGTGAAGGCCGGGAAATATGGCGTCGCTCGCAAGATCGCTACGCTTTCCGTAACAGGGTATGAATTCCTTGCCTTGCGCATTTACGATGTCGGCATTGTAGAATTGACGCCGAGTGGTTACGATATGGACAGCTCGACGATCATCGGGACAAGAAAATGGGCGGGCGTGTGGAAAGCGATAGTCCTCGATATTGACCCGGACCCCGCGATGGAAACTAACGCGCTTAGACTCGCGCTTATTGAAGATGTTACGGATGTCTATCCGATCATTATTAAACATGATGGAGTAGAATATTACCTAACCGATGAATCAGATGTTGCTATTTTAACGAGGTAGAAAGATGATTATTGGAAGAAAAATATCAGAACTTGATCCTTTATCGGCATTATTGGGAACGCATAAATTTATTGCTTGGGATGACACTGACGATGCTTATAGTGTTTTGTTTTCTGTATTACAACACGCCATATCTCCTGCCGGATTCATACAACCATTCGGAGGCGCTACCGCTCCTGATGGATGGTTGCCATGCGATGGTGCCGCCGTATCAAGAACTACCTACGCAGAATTATTTACAGCCATAGGGACAATATGGGGGGTCGGCGACGGATCGACAACGTTTAATGTTCCTGATTTACGTGAGACTGGACTTGTCGGAACAGGAACAAAAGCGTCGGAAATTACCGCGCATGATACTTATACGGTTGGGCAATTCAAGGACGACCAGGGCCAAGGTCATAGACACTCGCCATTATCTCCGGCAACCGGATTTATAGGAGTCGGTGGTAATGCGATAAACCCTGGTACTAATGCCACCGCATGGTCTAACCAATTAACAACAGGGGATTTAATTACCGACGGAACCAACGGAACTCCTCGTGTCGGAACTACTACCCACGGAAAACAAACTGGCGTTTTGTACTGCATACGATATTAAAGGAGGCCACGATGGCATACACAGAGCAGGACTGGACCGCGATACTACCGTCTGCGACAAAAACAAAACTACAGGCGATGGATGCAGGAATAAAAACCGCGCAGGACACCCTCGATCTTGAGTCCACCGCAGGGCGGGCTGTGACACAGGCGGCCAATGCCGCCGCGCAGAGGACGGCCCTTGGATTGGGAAACGTTTCGACGAGAAATGTAGGCACCGCTTCAACTGACGCTGCTGCTGGCGATGCCCCTGCCGCCGCCCAAGCAGCTGCCGAGGGAACCGCCGCCGGTTATGTCTCAGCGTTGTCCGAAGCCGTTTCGACGGCGCTCGGTGACAAGGTCGATAAAGTTGCCGACAAGGGGTTATCGACCAACGACTTCGACGACGAGGCTGAAACAAAGCTTGGCGGGATTTCCGAAGGGGCAGACGTTACCGCCGACGCTTTAGCCGCCGCGATCGAAGCCGGCACCGAAACCGCAACACCCGCCGATACCGACATCGTGCCGAGCATATCAGCCGCACACGCCGCGCAAAAGAGCACATGGGCGCAGATTAAGGCCGCTATCGTCGCTGGCGTAAAAGCCACCGCCGCGAATATCGTTACCGGGACGAGCGACCTGCTGCTTATCACCGTCAAGGGCCTTAAAGACTCCCTCGCGCTCGATGGTTCGTGGCTCACCAAACGCACCAAGATGCCCGATGGGGCGACGGCGGTGTATGAAAGTAATTTTTCTGCCGGTACTGATAGTTGGTCAAGCGTTGCTCGCATAGCAGCGACTGCCGCTGGGAACAAACTCATAATTACTCTTGCTAGTGGTTCAGATGGCACGGCGAAGCGAGTAATTACACCAAGCATTATGGGGAAAACATTCTGGTGTTTGCTTAGTGGAAGTAAAGTTGGAATAAAGGCAAATCTAGCGTATCGAGGAATTGCTGATTATTATGCAATTTCCGATGTAGTAACCGTGGGAGCTGTAGGTGTAGATTTTGTACTCAAGGGGATAATACCCGCCGATGCTGATGTCGAAAAAAATATATGTATAAAAATATCCAACGCAACCGTCAATGACTATTTATCTATAACAAAAGCATGGATCGGCGACTACTCCTACGCTGTCGGCTCCCTCAGCAAAGAAGCGGCGCGAATCAACAACCTCCACGCAGATATGCCCGGTGTCGGTGTTTACGCCTCGCAGACCATTACGGCGACTGATCTGGCAACCGCGACCAAGGGCGACACGATAGGCGGAAAGAAATACACCTTTGTCGCGGCGCTCACCGCATCCCCGGGCGTCGAGGGTGAAATCCTCAAAGAAGCGACCAAGGAAGCCGAACTCGAAAACCTGAACCTTGCTATCTCCGAAGCCGCACGTACCAACAACGGAACAAAATACTGGGCGGCTCAGGTGCATCCCCTCGTTTCCTCGGCGCGTGTCAATGCGGTCCTAACCCTCACAGCGAAAACCAACAACGGCACAGAAAACGCGATAACCGTAGTGTGCGAAGCAGGCACGAACCACACGGCAGGCGGCGCTACGCTTTTGAATGGCTATACCGATTCGGCGGCGAAGACCATCGCGGAAGCGGAGAACAACATCGCGGGCGGTAGGACAAGGCCAGCGGCGGCAAAAATGGAACTCACGAACACGGCGCTTATTGGCTACGAAACCACCGTTGACGTTGCCTCGGGCGGGACGCTTACGCTCCCGGCTGGTGGAACGTGGTACTGGAACGTCTATGGCTACGGCGCGACGATCAGCTCCGCGAAGCGCGGAAGCTCGGCAGGCGGCACGACGCTGACGGTTGCCGGGGCTAATGCCTCGGTAGGTTACAGGAGGGTGGCATAATGGAATGGCTCAAAGATAAAGCGCAGATCGTAACGCGG